CCCAAGGCCGCTTTGAAACAGTTTGCTCCGGATGCAGCTCGTTGGATACGAGTCAGACTCTTCTCTAAGAGAAATCTGGACCGTAAACTTCGAGTAGCATCTATGATCAACTACTCTAAGCGCCTGTTTCCCAATCTACCCATTAATATGGTCAGCGAGAAAATCCGTGATTTTCGGGATTTTGTTGGTGCTCCGGATACTGAGCCCCTACACGATAGATATCGTATTGAGGCCTCTATCCGAACCAATATCCAACGGCTACCCCGATTCACTGCAGATTATACCCGTCCCTTTGTCCCCTCTACAGCTTCTTGCCTGGAGAGAGGTAAGGCCCAAGGTGGTCTGGCCTCACTCATGGTAGATCTCTTGAAGCCCGTCCTGAGAGAACATCCCATTCTCTCTAAGATTGAGTTGATAGAGACACTTGGGGAAGAAGAACTATTCGTAAGTCTGCGACCTATTTGGGACGAGATCGTCCTCATCCTCTTTACAGAGGCAATGGAACGATACCCAATGGTCGGGCCGTGGCTTCCTCACTTATGTGAGCCAAAAGGAATTGGTGAGCCCTTGAAGGTTCGTATCATAACGAAATCTACATGGGTTAACCAGCTCTTGAAGCCAATTCAACAGGCTTGGCATGGAGAAATGCGACGGGATCCCACCTTTGAACTTATTGGTGGTACTCCTGTCACACACTCTATTCGTGACCTCCGACTCGAATCGAAGCAAAGGTTCGTTTCTGGAGATTACGAATCAGCCACAGACCGTATCCATCTGCACTACACCGTCTATACGGCAGAGTGTATGTTGGATAACACAGACTTCCTCTTCCCTGATATATTAAAGGAAAAATGGACTCATGAAGAACTCACCTCTTGGTTCAAAAGGTTTGTCCTTTCTTCGTTCCGTGATATATACATTGCCAATGGGGCCGGTGTTATTACACCAGTCTCCGATCTCCACTTCCTTTTGGACAACATTATGGTCCATCAGGGAAATCCCGCACTTCGATTCCACTCCTCTCAAAATGAGGAAGGTCTCGTTACCGGATATGATTACTATGAAGGTTTCAAGGATATGGATATCCATGATGTCTTCATGTTCCGGTCCGCGAATAGTGAGTTTGGCTCAGTCACAGAACAAAAGTCCTACTTTACAAAGCTAAATAGAGGACAGATGATGGGACATATTCTCTCCTTCCCCATCTTGTGTATGATCAATTATTCGTCATCCACCCTCGATCTTCCTCCCGGAAGATTCGTTCGGGTCAATGGTGATGACATTCTCTTTCCTGCGACTCCATCAGAGTACAGGAGATGGGAGATCAATACAAAGAATGTGGGATTGAAGAAGTCTCTTGGTAAGAACTACTACTCACGGGATATGGCCATGATCAACTCAGAGGTCTATACTTGGGGTAAGGAGGAGAACCGCTTGGTCCGCCTCCAGTTTCCAAATGTTGGCCTACTCGGTTATCTATCTGATTTTGTTGACAGGGAGGGTAATATAATCTCTCCTTGGGAGCAGCTTTCTGGCATACTCCGGGACTTCTGGAAGGGAGTCCCTCTCAACTATCAGACAGAGGCTAAGCGCCTTATCAGGGCGCGGTATCCCATATTGAGTGGTTTTCCGGGTTCTATTTTCGGACCCACAGCCCTAGGCTGTTTAGGTCTTCCTGTCCCCGAGGGACATGAGTTTACCCGGTACCAGAGAGTATGGATGGAGGCACATAGACGGGGGGAATACTCCTATCGGGAGGGATTGCATACTGAGTTCGCGAGGATAGAAACTCTCTATCAACGAGAAATTCTTTTGCAAGATCCCTTTCTCAAGTGGGGTATCCCTGATCTTACCTTACCTCCAGAGAATATCTTACCTGACCCGTACTCTCGATCTGGCGGATTGTCTAGGGAACTGATGCAGATTAGGAGGTGGTATACTAAAACACCACCCCTTAAGAAGTTTCGGATATTCGGTAGGAGACGATTCAATCGTCACCTCAACAAACATCCAACGCCCCCCCTTTCGGGATCTGCACTGGAATCAGTCTTCCAGAACGCTTGGTCATCTCCAAGACCACAGTGGTTCCATTTACGAAGAGGAACCACGGTAGAGGAAACAACTGTCTTGCCATTCGATTACCTGGGGTCTAGCCTGTAGGCTAAACGAGAGACCTGAAGGCCCCTCTTCGTAAGGTAAGGGTCCGGACACCGTCCGCACTAATTAAATAATGGCGAAAGGAAAGAATAACACCAAAGGAGGTCGTGTTCCTCGGAACACGAATTCCTTCACTTCGGCTCAACCTTTTGGAACCGGGGGAAATCGATCCATCCAGAGAGGTGGAAAGCCCACGATAAGGACAGTCCGTGATGGTGTCCGTATACGGTATACGGAACCCATCGGTGGTCTGATATCCCAATCGCATGCACTCACTAAGTCTCGTTGGACGTTCGGTGGAAGCTTTGGTTCTACACCATGGCTTAAGAATATCGCATTGAACTACGCCAAGTTTCGTGTTCACAGTCTCCGAGCTTATTTTGTCTCGAACTGTCCCACGACAACAGTTGGTGAAGTTGGTCTGGCTATGGCGACGGAGTACTGGGACACACAGAATTGGTTAGATTCCTCTACATACGAGGGACTTTACCTCTTCCAAAAGTGGTCCACGGGTCCTGCTTATGGAGGAATGCCAATCGGTGGGCGAGGTCCTGACTT